TCGATGAGCCGCCTGCAAATGGCCGCTGGCGGAAACAACATGGTTGACATCGGCAACGGGCCGCAATTGTCATTCCTGGGCTTCCCGGTGGTTCTCACGCAGAGCATCAACACCACGACCGACGCCCAGACCTCGACCGATGGTTTGCTCTACTTCGGCGACTTGTCGATGGCTGCAACCGTTGGCCGCCGCCGTGGCGTGACTCTCCAGGTGCTCCGCGAGAAGTACGCCATCGAAAACCAGATCGGCCTGCTCTGGGATTTGCGGTTTGATATCTCGGTCCACGAAATCGGCGACGCCAGCAACGCCGGCCCGATTGTGATGCTCAGCACTCCCGGTTCTTAGTAGCCGGTTAATCATAGCCCGCCTATCGCTTTTGGTAGGCGGGCAATTCGCAATCAATCCATCTGGAGCTAATACGAATGAAACCCCTGCAAGACTGCAAGTTGGTGCAAATCAACTCCGATATGACGGTTGACAACGCGGCTTTCACGACCGCAGAAATCGACACCAAAGGCTACGGATACGCAACCATCATCGCCAGCTTCGGCAACGTGCCAGCGAACGTGGCGAGCATGACCGTGACCGAGGCCGACGTTTCGGCGACTAATCATGCCGCGTTTATCACGATGGGCACAACCGCCGCGATTGACGGCGCGACCTCCGCCCTTCCGACTGCGGCGGGTGGTGACGGTGACATCATCGTTTTCGAGATCGACCTTGCTGGCCGCAAGCGTTACCTCGATCTGACCTGCACCGCTGGCGACGGTTCTGGAACCGTTACCGAAATGTCCGCCGTGTGCATCTTGTCGCAAGCCAAGATTGCCCCCTCGACGGAATCGGGACGCGGCGCCGACCAGATTATCCGGGTCTAAGCCGTGTTTGTGCGATTGCTAAAGCCGTGGAATGGCTGGAGGCCAGGGCGAATCTTCGCCGGGATGGAACCCTCCACGGCTGCAACGCTAATCGCCAGAGGCACAGCGGAGGTTTTCACCAATGAGAGGCCAAGCCAAAGTCCTGCCGACACGTCAGGCGACGCGAACCGTTGCCCCGACGTTCAAGCCGTTGACTCTGGCGGAAGCCAAAAAGCAGGTGGAAATCGCCGGCGAGGTAAATTTTCACGATGAGCATATTGAGCGGTTGATGGATATCGCTCAAGACACTCTGGAAAACGATACCGGCCTCACGCTCTGTCAATCGACCTGGACCTACAAGCTAGACGCCTTCCCGCAGTTTATCGAGCTGCCTAAGCGTCCGGTTTCTTCGGTGTCGTCTATCGCCTATCTCGACTCCTCCGGTAATTCGCAAACGTGGTCCTCGGCTAATTGGAGCCTAGACACGACGCGAACCTTCCCGGTGATTCTCAAGGGGAAAGACGTTGATTACCCCGAGGTATACGACGATTTTAGCCCAATCACGATTACGTTTGTGGCGGGTTATGCGTCGGTTTCTGCCGTTCCGGCGATGGCAAAACAAGCGATGCTCCTACTAGTTTCCGCCATGTTCAGCGACCGGGGCGACTCGCCCAAGTCCATGGACGGTGAGGCATACGAGCGTCTCCTGCGGCGACTCATGCGGAGCAACTACCCATGACCGCCGGCACCCGTCGCCATTACGTCGAAGTCCAACGCCCATCCGCCGCCATTGACGGACGCGGACAAAGCGAGGGACCGCCCGAGACGATTTATCGCGCGTTGCCAGCCGAGATTCGCACGCTCAACACGCGGGAGCAGGAATTGGCCCGGCAGGTATACGCCTTGGCGACGCACGAAATCCGCGTTTGGCCCGACCCTCGAAAGCCGATCTTTGAGACCGATTGGCTACTACTTGGCGAGCGAAAGCTGGAAGTGGGCGGCGTAAACGACGTTCGCCAAACCGGGATTGAACTGGTCCTAATCTGCGGGGAGGTGCGTGATGGCTGAAATCGCCCTCGACTTCCGCACGTTCCTGTTGGCTGATAGCTCGGTTGCCTCTGTTGCTGGCGACCGCATTCATCACAACCACGTTCCGCAAGGCAAGGTTAAGCCGTTCGTCTTTTATCGCCGCCGCAACACCGAGCATATCGTTTGCCTCGACGACGCGAACGGCCAGACGCCAGATAGCTACGCATTTGACGTTGAGGCCATCGCCACGAACCCAGACCAAGCGGAAGAACTAGCCGGATACATCCGCAGCCGTTGCCATCTGTTTCGTGGGGCACTCGGAGAGACGACCACAAAAGGCGTGTTCGTCCAGGACGTTAGCGAGGATTACGTACCGCGAGGGACTGGCGGCGACGTTGGGCTTACCGTGATTGCCTTCGATGTTGAGGTGCATGTATGAGCACCTCTATCAAACTCGTCGGTGTTAAGGAGGCCATTGCCGATATCAACCGGCTGGGCTTCCGCGTTCGCAAGTTCCACAGCCGCAACGCGGTTTCTGCCGCTGGCGGCGTGATGCGTCGCGAGATTGAGCGAACCGCACCGGAAGAATCTGGCACGCTGAAAAGAAATATCCGCGTCCGCATCGGCGTAAAGAAATCAACCGGCGAATGGTACGCCAGCATTGGGGCAAGGCGGAAAGCCAAGGTTAAGGGAGTTAAGTCGTCGGTTAAGCAAGCCGTTTCGTTCAGGAAAGACGGAACCGCCAAGCGAATCACGGAAGCCAGGGCAAAGAAGATTCTCGCCGTTGGCGGGCGTGTCGGCTATCGCGGACCTTCCCGCTACATCCATCTAACCGAGAAACGCAACGCCAGCAGCGCGGGCTATATCTCGGCAGCCGCCAAAGGCAAAGCCACAGAAGCGGCAAACGCCGCAATTCGACAACTGCAAAAAGCAATAACCACGGAGGCCCGCAATGGCTGATCGACTCATTGGATATGGAACCACCGTCAGCCACGACTTGGCCGGCGGGAGCACGTTTGTTGCTGTGTCACTCATCACGGATTGCACTCCACCCGCTACGGAATTCGAGATGGTGGACGTTACCGGACTGGCCGACTCCCGCAAAAAGGAAGTGCCAGGCCAAATCAACGTCTCGCCGTTCACCATCGGATTGATGTTCGAGCCATCGGACACCACGCACGCCAGCTACCGGACTACGGCAATTGCCAAAACGGAAGTGAACTGGCGTGTGACCTGGACCGACTCGGCGACGTGGACCTTTAAGGGCTACATCGCTTCGTTCGTTCTGGGGCAGGTTCTGCCGAACCAGAAGATCACGGCGACCATGACCATTTCGCCAACTGAAAATCCGACTGTTGCCTAACCATGACCATCGCCGATTACTTCGCAAAGACCGCAAAGGCCGTCGATATCGGCGGCTTTGAGTGGAAGATTCGCAAGCTCTCCATTAAGGAGCACCGGCACTTTGAGGCAACACGCCCAAAGGAAGGCGCCACCGACGAGGACTGGATTGCGTTTCATGCGGAGCTAGTTTCTCTGGCTGTTGTCGAACCAGCAATTAGCCAAGCAGAGGTTGAAACGGTGATTAGCCTCGGCGACTTGACCGACCTTTCGCGGGCAATTGTGGAGCACAGCAGCCCAAAAAAGTAACCAGCAGGGAGCAAGACTTTGATTTTGTTCTCTGCCGTACGCTTGGGATTCACCACCCGTCGCTAATCGAGGAATGGCCGCAGGAGTGGTATCAGGATTGGCTAGAGCAGTACATTCGCGAACCTTGGACGCCCTTCCCCGAGAAAACAGCCGATCAATCCTACGTGGAATTGATGGCCAAGAAAAAAGAATGGATGGCTAAAAATGGCTGATACTGTTAGCCGCCTCGCCATTCAGGTTGGGATGGACACCAAGCCGTTACAAAGCGGCGTAGGGCAGGCAAATAGCATTCTCTCGACGCTTGCCAGTCGCTTTACGCTGGCGGTTGACCCGATTCAGCTTGTCGGTCAGGGCGTTTCAATGCTGTCGCGCGGGGCATCAGAGGCCAGCCGCTATTTGATGGACCTTGCAGGCACGACGGAAACGGTCGGGCTTGCACTCTCTTTCGCCGCAGATTCTGCCGCTGAATTTAATCAGCTAATGTCCACCACGATGGACTTTGGGGCTGGGCAGTTTGAGGATGCGGAAATCTCCAATGTGGTACGCCAGCTAAAGCTATTCGGAGCAGAAGGGCAAAACATCGGCGGCGTGCTGGATGTGATGGGCCGACTGGCAATCGGCAGCGGTAATAGCCTGGAATCTGTTGCCGATGTGCTGCAAAAAATCCGCTTTGATGGCGAGGTAACTTTTAAAGACCTTCGCCAGTTGATGCAGATGAATATCCCCATCACGGATGAGCTTGCAAAAAACCTTGGAGTAACAAAGGGCGAAATCGTTACGATGGCGGAGGAGGGGAAAATCAGCCTGGAGCAAGTCAACGAAGCTCTGGCAAAGCTGACTATCGAGGGCGGCAGATTTGGCGAAGCTATCGAGATGCAAACCGATACGCTCGCCGGTTCGTGGAAAGAACTCTGGGATTCGCTCGACGACCTGTTTCGCCCGCTGGCGTCGTTGCTTGGCGGAATCGTGAAGGAATTGATTAAGGGCCTGACGGTTCTCGTTAAGTCGGCTAATGAGTTTCAGATGTGGATGCTCGGTTCTGCCGAGGCTACCGACCAAGCAGCTGGGGCTGGCGGTAAGTTCGTGGAGGAAATGAGCAAGGGCGAGAAGGCGGCGGAAGGCGTCGCCAAAAACACCATGACCGCAGCCGAGGCGGCAAAGAAAGCCGCCGATGAAGCCAAGCGGATGAGGCAAGAGCAAGAGGCGGCTACGCGGAAAACCTTTGATCCATTTTTCAAAATGCAGGAAGAGGCGAACCGCCTACGCGAATCGCTGGCAACTCCGCAAGAGTCGTTTGCCAAAGAGCAAGAGCGGCTTAACGAACTGCTCAACTCGGGAGCTATCGACCAGACGACTTTCAATCGTGCAATGGAGCGAGCAAACGAGAAGCTGCGGCAGCACGCCAAAGAGGCGCGCGAAGCAGCGGACGCACGCCAGAGACTGAACAACCTAGACGCACCGCAGGGGCTAGTCCGTGGCACATCCGGGGCCGCCTCTGCCGTTGCTAATTTCCGGTTCAATAACCCGGTTGGCGACGCTCTTTTGCAGCAGATTGTGGATTTGCTACGCGGCGGTCCAGTCATTCGGAAAGCGGGGCTGACCTAATGACAATCACGACCGACGCACTTAGGGCCGACGTTTGCGAAGGCGAAGGCCGCAGCGAGGTTGAAGAGTCGCGCAGCTATACCGTCACGGTTCGTCTTGTGAGCGACGCCGAAGGGGCAGACACCGTTTCAGAGGCGAGGGCATACCTCAAGGCGAACGGCAACCTTCCTTGGTATGGTCGCCGCTGGGGATTTGGAACCGCAAAAGACCCCCTGGCTACCTGCCGAAGCGTCAAGATTACGCGGCTGCACAATGTTTTTGACGTTTACGCCACTTACACAACCGACACGGAGAAGAAAGAAGAAAAGCCGGACAACAACGGCGACCCGTCCGACGACCCGCTAAAGTGGCGAACTCAGCTTGATTTGAGCTATTCGCAAACGGCGATGGCAATTGAGAAAGCCAAGTTCTTAGGCTACTCGATTCCCGCTGGCAACCCTTGGCTACAGCCGGGACGCATCGGGCCGATTGTCAATTCTGCACTTCAGCCGCTGGACGTTCAGCACCTCAAAGAAGTTGACATCCAGATAATTCGCTGCACGTTCAACCGCCGCGAATGGGACCAAGCTGAGGCAGAGAAGTTTATCGGCAAGGTCAATCAAAATAACGTGCCCGTCTTGATGCCAGCTATCGGTTTTCGCGCCAACTTTCCCAAGCAAACGCTGAAGGTTAGGCAGTACGGCGGGAGGAATGAATTTCAGAACCGAAAGAACTATTGGGCGATAACGCTCGAAGTGATGTATAAGCCCGATACGTGGGTGCTGGAGGTTCTGGACAGCGGGTTTGGAATTCGCAACGCTCCCGGCGATAAGAAGGTGGATAACAGCACCCATCCGGCAGATGCGGAAACGTGGTC